TCGGGTTCAGGAGCCGAGCCGTCGCGTCTGTGATCTGCGCCAGCGGAGTTGCCTCGGTTGTGGGTTCGTCCTTCAGGTTGCCGATAACCCATTGATCGGCTGCTGTGTGTCCGGTCGTGGCGGCAAAGGTCAATGTCTGGGCATCGGCCAACGTCTGAGCCGCGCCGGTAATGTCAACTGTTTCCGTCCATGCGCCGCCATTGACGCGCCATTTAAACGTATCGACTCCGCCGCCGCCCGTCCCTACTCCGTCAATTACAACCTCGTAATAGGTAAGATCGGCAGCTGTGGAACCGACACCCCACGTCAGATCATTGAGGCCGGACCCCTTAAAGCCATTCGGACGCAAGACATAAAGCGCCCCCAACTTCCCATGAGTAGGTGTAGTCGGTGATCCCATACTGTCACCCCCTTATGCCGCATCTGTCAGAGCCAAGGCGCCGTCACCCTGAAAGTTAATCGTGAACTGCACCGTGCCGCCGATCGCTGGAGAAGTTGAAAAGCTGGTGACATAGATATCCCCGGTGAGCGCATTTGTTGCCGCGTCCAAAAGAAATTTAATGTCGGTCAGCTTTGTCCCCGGCGTCGCGGCAACGATGTTGTCAAAGAACGCTTTTTGCTCCGTGTTCCCGGCGACGAAGTAACCATTGAATGAGCCGTTCCATCCGGCCAGGCCCGGCAAGCCGGTTTTCCATGCGTCGCCGCAGGCGGTCGTATCCGCCATGTCAAGATTCGCCGTGATGTTCCATCCGAGAGTGTAGCTCATCGCTACGTTGTTCTTCTCAACCCTCACCGTTTTTCCGTGGAATGGAGTTGTGTTGTATGCCATTTGATTTACCTCCTTATTTTACAATCCATAATTCATAATCCTGGGCGTAGTGCCAAACCCCCGCCGTCCCGCCCACCGTTGTTACATCCTCTCTCATTGCTATGTGATTCCCCCGGATGAAAAAGATTGACGTGTACCCTGTAATCGTCAAAACAACGTCATCATAAAGAGTTCTGAGGTGCGTCAACATTCCTTCAATCTCAGTTGATCCCGAAGCCGACGAAAAAAGGGAGAACTGCAAAAGCACCTGTTCTATCGTTTTCCCGCCTGGATACTCAGGGACATCGGAAACGATGAAATAGACGACATAGGGGAATTCAGCCTCTTGCGGAGCCTCACCCTTATAGAGCCGCCCGCCGATATCGGTTGCAAGAGATGATCCCGATAGTTTCCCGTAGATTGATTTATAGAGTTCGATCATCCCGCCGCCTCTTTATGATACTGTCGCAACCAAATCAGTGTCGGTTTCGGTATCGATCCTTCTGGCAAATCTGGAAAGGTTGCGCTTGTATAAAATAACGAAACGAGAGCGGGAGTGGATTCATTTAGGTTTGTATGTACCCGCACAAGTTCAGCATCTGCCGGAATTGGATTGCGTTCAACCTCAAAATCAATCCTTTGCCCGCCGAACAGCATCTTAAAAACATCCGAGGTTATATCGAATCGCTTAATTCTCATTACTTTCCTTTCCGGCGATCATGCCGCCTCCTTGCACATCAAATCAAGCCACTTGTGTTGCATCGAAACGTCCACGATGGAAACGATATTGAAATACTTCCCCGCCCATGAGACACGCCATCCGGCCTTCATGACGGAGCGGAACCTGATCCGGATCCGGTGGGTGACGATCATCGTCGGGGCCTGAGCCTGGACGATCTCATTCGCCGAAACGGGCCAAATCGCAGCGGCGATTGAAGAGGCTACGGCAACAAACGTAATAGTCCAGCCCCCCATGCCATCACCCGCCCGGGAAGGTGCCTGAATCGTGATCCGTTTATTGAGGGAGCCGATAGTCATTATGCCGTAATCCTTTTGAGTATGGTTAAATATTCAGGCGCATACTGGGTTAGGTAGTCAACACAGAACGAGATCATATCTTCAACGCGTTGCCCCGGTGGATGCGCCTTACTCCACAATTCAAGGTTTTTGATCCCGTTGTCTGACCGGATACCGTTTTTGTGATGCACTGTTTCGCCGTCTCTTAATTTTCTCCCAATATATCTTTCCATAATAACTACATGTTGTGGCCTTTCCTTCCACTTGCCATGCCGGTCCTCGCCCCTTATACATATATACCCATTCGCTCTGATTATTGGGTTCTCGGTGATAGATTTTCTGCGTCCGTTTGCTTCATGCCTCAAACACCCGCAACTTTTAGTTATCCCCGTTGTAAGATTTGTTACCGATACCTCTGTTTCGTTTCCGCAATCACATTTGCATAGCCATTTTGTGTGTCGGTCTTTCTGTGGCCTTGTTTTGAGAATAGCAACTAATTTACCAAATCTTTTACCGGCTATATTTATGCTGTTTTTTGAGGGTTCATGCCGCAGGCATCCACAGCTTTTTGTTGTTCCTGACTTCAAATTACTTTTTGTGACTAAGGTTTTGCCGCCACAATCACACAAAGCATTCCATAATATCGTTCCGCAAGAGTACTTTTTTGATCTGCCTAATATTGTTAACTTTCCAAATCGTTGACCTGTAATGTCTATAAATTTCATTAAAATTCCCCCCATAAACGACTACTCGCCAGGAGTCTTTTAACGGCTTAGTTTTCTTGGAAGGTAAAGTTTGATAATATCTTCGCTTCTCGATTTGACCATAAATCGGCTAATATCAATAAGCATGCACTTTTTATTTTAGATGGAATTGAAGCCGCTGCAGTCCAGCCGCAAGCAAATTCAACCGTGATCGGGTTCGAAGGATAGAGGGTATCAGATGGCCATGATTCACCGTAAGGGAGAACGATTCGCCCGATCCCTTCGCCGTTTGTCTCAATGAGGTAGTCTGTCGTCAGGGTCAGCGTCGTTTCGGTCCCGTCCGAATCCTTGTATTTGACAGACAGGCCCGCGCTCTGAAGATTTCCAAAGGGCAACTTAATAAAATCATCACACGGGAAAGCATCGAGGTAGTAATACCAGGTCTGGGTAAGCAAGGCCCTCCGGGTGATGTCCTCTACATGCTCCCGTGACGCTTGAATCAAGGCCGTCAAAAGATCGTCTTCCGCCGTTGTCGCTGCGTTCACAAGGATTGACGTTCCGAACTCACACGCGGCGAGGAGAACCTTTGAGACGGTCCGGATATACCGTTTCGATCCGGTGTACTGCTTTTTGTAATCCGCATTGTCCGGTTCCGTTGCCCCGGCCCCGTCCGTCGTGACCTGGGTAAAGGCGCCTCCGGTCCAGTCGGTATAAGGTCCAGCCAGGGCGTCAGCCTCCTGAATCTTCGTGTCCACGGTCCCGGTCGCGCCGTTGGTTCCGTGATGAACCAGGACTTCAGCTTGACTTCCCAGAACGTCAACGCCAGTTCCGACGTGACTATAGAGCCCGCCTGCTGATATGCCATGAGAAGCATAGGCAAGGCATTGCGTAAGCGTCAGATTTCCGTCAAGGGTTTCCGAATCGAGGCGGAGGTGCATTTTGGCGGTCGCTAAGTCGATTGGTTCGATTGTCGGGGCGGTCTTGATCACCATCATGGCGCAACCTCCTCGTTTGGTTCGGCGCTAGGCCTGCAGGATCCGGCCCCAAAATTCAGAACCGCCCACCGCCAAAAACTTGCCCGAATGCTAAACATGCCATCCTCTACGCAGATATCGCACAAGAGTTGGTCGGCATATTCTTTATATCTTGGGTTGATCAGGCCGAGGCGGATCAACTGATAGAGGACATCGTGTACAAGGGACCCGATCATGCTATTCCTGGAATCCCAAGTCGGCCCGCTTGCCCCGTCCCATGCGTACCCGGCACGGATAATCAAGTGACCAACGGTGTCCAGCGTCACAAATTGAGTCATAACAGGCTTATCTACAATCCCGGCAATGCGGATGTGATAATCCTGCGTAGTCTGATACTTGTACCCTCGCCGGTAATATAATGCCCTATCGCGCGTCACTTCTTTTTCCTCTTCCGCCTTGCCCTTTTCTCTTTCCGGGCCTGTTCCTTTAACTTCGCCGCCGTGCCTTTCATCACTTGACCAAGCTCAATCCCGCAATAAACCCCGTCAGCGCTGGTGTTGCATAAGCGAGCTTGACGGGTACGCTCACCGTCGAATCGTTAATCTTAATCAGCGAGATAGCGTCAGCGATCAAGACAGATACAAGAGGGTCGCTATTCACCTGTTTGGTAAGTAATGATATGGCTTCGTTCCAGACTGATATCTCTAATTTCCCCGCCTGTGCTGCCGCCAGCATAGATGCCGCATAAGGTCCAGCCGCCTTTGCCAGATCCGGGTTACTCTGGGCCAGCTTGTAGCCCAGGATCATAGCGGTATCTTTGATCGCAAGAGCCTGAATATCTTCATTGGTTATTTGCACCCCTGAACATCCGGCAAGAAAGAATATTGCGATAATCAATGCTAATAGCTTTTTCATGACCTTCTCCTTTCATCCGTTACGGATCATGTCCACGATTTCGGGGCCACGATCGCCCACCTGAGAAAACCACTTCGAATCCTGAAACTCATCCGCTGCTTTGTCCCAATCTTCATCATAGATAGCAGATAGAGCCTTTTTGAATTTCAGAACCGTGCCCGCGCCGACATTAAAAATGAAGTCAACCAGGGCCATCTGTCGCCGCTCAGAGAATCCCCCAAACTGCGGGAAGATCGACCATGCCTGCCTTGTCGCCGTATCAATGGAGATGTTTAACAGTCGATCGCTCATGGTCTGCGTTATCTCCCCGTTGAGGCGCAAATAAGAGGCGATATCATCAGGCAACGGGCGAGCATCAAGATTCCATCCTCTCCCGATCGTCCAATAACCCGCAGGGCAACGATATTTTTTGAGCCTGTTGCCCTCATGCCGGTCGATCATTTCTTTGAGTGCATCGACGTTCATCTACTTATCTATTCCTCTCAATGTGGCGCTCCATCTGTGCGGACAAGGCTTTAATTGCTTCCGTCATGCCTGATACCTTTACTTCGAGCGTTGTCTCGACCCGCGTCAATCGTGATTCGTGGGCCATCGCGGTGATGAAGAAAAAGCCGAAGATCCCAATGAAAAGAGCGATAACGCACCACAGCTTGATAGTGATTTTGCTTTCTCCGTCGCCGTTTGTCATAGTACCCTCCTTTTCCCTTCAGAGGGCGGGGCGTCATAGGGACCGCCTCCGCCCGAGAAGGGGTTAGGCGTCAACCTCTGTCCAAGAAATCGCCACATCGATGTCAACAAAGGCCGCGCCAAGGGCACCAAGCACCGTGACAGTTCCTGGAGCGCTCGCGAGTATCCCGTCAAGATCCCCGCTCATATTTTCCGCGCCAACCGTATTAATCGCCGCCGTGTTGTGGAACAGTGGCCACGCAATAACGGGGGCAACTGCGATTGTCGCAACGGAGTAAGCGATAGCTACTCCGGTGGTAAGTCCGGTGCTGCCGGTCAGGAGCGTCGATCCCGTCAAGGTCGCTGCCGTAACTGTCGTCGGAGTTGCGGACTGTGCCGAGATTGCAAGCACTAACCCGGTCGCTGTCGCGGAGGTAGCCCACACTATTGCGGCCCATTTCCCCCACACCAGATTTTTCCCGCTGTTTGGCGGGTTATAGACGATCAGCCCGATTGCAGAGGTCGCCGTGTAAAGGGCCATGTCCTGAGTCTGACAGAAAGCAAAAAACTGATTCCCGCTAAGAGTTTTCTCCCGATACTTCCCGCCGCCCGCCGTGATCAATCTTCCGCTGGAATCTACCAGCACAGGCAATCCAACTCCTGCTTCTGTTTTTCCGTACATGATTAAATCCTCCCTAAGTTAAACGTGTTCGGCGACGTAAATGTCGCGCAGATCCTCAGCCCATCCGCCGTCATGGTAAACATACTTCTTACCCGTATCCACGGCATGAAAG